GCATCAACCATATCATAACTGGCGACTACATACTGGAAGTAATTGAACTCGTTCCAAGAGTACCCATCGTATGAGTACATGCACTTCACCTTCACCGGGATCGAAAACCCAAACAGAAGATTGTCGAAGTAGATGGGGTCAAGGAAGTCAACTGTGATTGTCGCGGAGGTGACGGTTGGATCAGATATAGTCCATCGCAAAGATTCGCCCTCAAGTACTGAGAGCGAACCCTTGACGATCTTATCGCATGTGTTGTTGGTGTCATAGCTGGAAACCTTAATGACACTTCTTTGGCTTTGAACTGCATCGAAAATCATATCATCCCCTACGTGGTGATTTGGACATCCTTCACGTTTGCCACAATATACTGGTTGAAGTTCGTATCGAAGTTTCCGTCGATGGTGTTATTGATCTGATTCGGTGTCATTGTGATCGCATCCATCTGCATTGCACTGTTCAGATAGTTCTCCGATTTGAAGATGTCCGAGAGTGTTGACTGCCCTGTGATAGTCGTAGTCTTGTTCAGTGTCTGATCGATTGTGGTAGACAGTGTGAGCACCCCGGTGTAGTAATCCAGATCTCCAATCACTACGTTGTGGAACTTGTCTAACATATATATGACGCACGATGATGTGGTTGTTTGACGAACCATGATGTCGGAGTTGAATCCGGCAGCATTGATCAGACTTCTCAGAGCTGGTTGGTTCGGCACATTGTACGCATTGATCGGTCTGGCTTTGATCCAGCTAATCCCGGTGTAGTACAGGATGTCGTTGTAGTTGAACATCATGTCCATTCCGGCCATCTGCGGCACATCGAGTTTGGATGTGTTGTTTCCGAGATTCCCATCGACGTCGCTGATCAGAATGATGTCTCCAATTACTGCATCGACGGTCGGCTCGAAGAGCGATGTGATGTTGGCCAGTACAATCGGTTTCCAGATTGAGATCCCTAGATCATCCACTCCTGCATACATGATCAAGCTACCGTCGATGTATGTTGTAGTATTGGTTCCGCCATGGAAGTTCAATGTGGCAGACGGAGCAAGTGACAACGGTACTTTGACGGTGAATATATCCCCAACCGCAATCTGGAAGGGGAACGTCGAATTTGAATTATTCGCATCGATCTGAAACTGGAAGATGTTGCCGTTGTAAACTTTCCAGATCCCTCTAGTCACTCCGGTAAGATCCGGCGTGATGCAAACGATGTAATCCCCAGTCGTCAGCATGTTGTCTGAAGGTGGGTTGTCGAACATAGTCAGGTCGGGTCCGGTAGAGAGCACGATGTCACTGGTGATCCGGTAGACATTGTACAGCCCCTGAGACAGAGAACTGACATCGGATGCATTCTCTGCGCCGATCACGATGCGATCTACGAACGGCGTCCAGTAAGTCGGAGACGTCACAGGATCGTATCCAGTGACAGCTAGGATGCAAATGTACACCGTACCATTGCTCCCCGTGACAACTTGGTCAAATACGTACAGCATGCTCGCGTCATAGGGTGCTGGAAGATTCCTATCAGTGTTCTCAATCAGTCTCCACTTTCCATCAGCATAAAGAAGCAGATCCCCGTCCTTGACTTTGGTTGTTCCCATGTCGGTCCATGCATCTACTCCACCGATGACTGTGCGATGATACGCATCTACTCCACCGATGACTATGCGATGATACAGGTTACCGATCTTGTCATGGTAAGTCTGTGGGAAGTTGATCGCTATACCCGTACCAGTCATTCCACCATTCAAATCATCAGATAGCAAGATCTCGACCAGTGTGTCTTCGCCTAGTGGCAGCGGCAATGATTGAGTTGGGTCTAGTGCAATGCTGGTCGTATCCAATCCGGTATAGGGTTCCAACACCACATCGGAGTAGTTCTTCAGGATTCCATCGAGATGATATGTCGGAGTGAGATCATCGTACACCATGTATTCCTTCGGCGTTGCTGCTGGATCGATGATAAACAGATCACCCTGATTGAATGTAGTGTTGAGTTCTCCCGGTTTGGAACTGGAGATTGTTCTCTTCACTGGAGACTGAGCCAATGTGTATGAACCACTGATATCACCATTACCCGCGACGAACAGTACATCGTTCGGTTTGTAGTATACATCGTTCTCTGGGTGTTCTACATCCGGGACATATGTGAAGTCGGTGACGATAAAGTAATCTCCCTTCTGAAACGTATGGGAAAGACTGTTTGTCAATTCATTCTGCATGGTCGCAGCAACTCCAGCGTACTGCCATTGGTTGGCAGCAGATCCAATGAACCCTTGGAACTTGGGTTCGTTGGCTGAATTAGCCAGACCCAAGTAAAAGTGACTCATCTCGATGTATCCGACTGTGGTCGGTACAGATCCATCCATGGTCATTGTGATCGGAGCGAACGGTGTGAGTGCTCCAGCCAAATCTCTGAGCTGTGCCGGGACGTTCCACATAGATTGTGTTGAAGAGATCGCAACCGGTGTGAGTGTTCTGCTTCCCTGATCGACTGCAACGTTGAACAGATCATTCTCTCCACTCATAACCAGCTCGGAGATGTAGGAGTTCACGCGCATCTCAACCGAGAAGCGAGTCGGAGAGAGCTGCACGATATGGAATGGAGACGGTGTATTTGCATATCCATTGTAGATGAATTGCGATTCGTCAATCCCGAAGTAACCACACAGATTTGTGATGTTGTTCAGTGGCCCAGTAGAACTCATAGAGAGTTCGACGTCGTATGCCGTAGGCATGTCAGGAGATTCAATGATGGTTGCAACCTCATGTTCTCGGCTGATCCCGAACTCATCGATGAGGGTGAAGACCAGACTCTTGACTCCGCTCGCGTCGCTCGCGTTATTGATCTTGGCGACAACAGTTCTCTTCAGTTTATCCTGATATGTGTATGGAGTTGAGTACAGAGTAGTCATTCCATTGATGTACCAGAAGTCCACGATCTTTACAGTGGTGAAGTCGCTATTGTAGATGTACCGATTCATCGTATCATTGATCAGGCCACCAGCACTGTACACAGAGCACTCTGAAGGAAGCATGTAGCTCTGGTATGTATTGAGGAGCTTCAGGGTCGCAAGGTACAATGTCTGCCCAGCAACGTCATCCAGAGCAACTAGATCGTCGAAGTTCTTATCTAGGATCGCCCAACCAACATTCGAGTTCAGTTCTTTAACAACTTCGTCGTTGGTCTTGATGAAGTTTTTTGTTCCCACGATATTCCCAGAAGTATCCTTCACATTTTGTGTCGGAAGGTATAGAATGTTGTTCACTCCATCTACAAGATTCGCAACCGTATTGTTGTTGATAACAAATGCGAAGGTCAGATCGACGGACGATGAACTGATGTAGTTCAGTCCGTCGATGGTTGACGACACTTTCGATTCGCGGAACGGAATGCCAAGGTCATTGTATGTGGTGTTGAAGTAGTTCGTGATGATGTTCTGAACCTGAGTCTTGATCTTGTTCTGTTCAGTTGTGGTCACCGTCCCGGTCAGCTCTATGTTCGGAGTCACATCGATCAGGATGTAGCTCGGCTTGTAAAAGTGACGCTTGGTCGAGATGATCGCATAGGTTTCAAGGCGATTGGCGATGTCGTTCGTCATGGCATCACTGAGGTAGATGTTATTGTTGTAGATGAAGTTCGACAGGTCGATGTTCGGCACCACACAGGCATAGATGTTGCCGAGCTGTGTCAGGTCATTCGGGTATAGATCAGGACCACCGACAACATTGACGGAACCGACACCGGGGAATGACTTCAGAATGTACACGTAGTCGTTCCTAGTTGCCGCTCTACCGACAGAGCTGTAGTACTTGGGAGCACTGGCCTTGATTGATTCAAGTGACTCCAGATCCGATCCTCCGAACGATTTGTTATATGGATTCTGGTAACTGGTATCGAAGTTGTTGATCGAGAAGTTGCTCTTGTTCTCGATTCCCATGTCTCCAGTGCCGTAGAATGTGTAAACCTGATCAGTCCCGGCGATTGCATCCATCGGCGGAAGCGAAATCAAGTTCTCATTGTTCGCAGATGCGCCTTTCACCTGAAAGCTTTCGCAGTAGATCGCGTCAGTGTCCAGCGGGATCGATCCGATCAGTCCGTTTCCGAATACAATCCGTGGGTATCCTTCGTTCACGGTGTCTTCTTCGAGGTAATAGATGTTGGACTCGACCATCTCGTTGAATGTTTTGACCACGGACCACTTTAACTGCAGGAAGTTCCCGAGCTGGTACGGAGAATCAATCAGTCCGTTGAGCGGATTGTTGGCAATCGTCAGCGGGATCACGAACAACGAGAAGTTTTCCGCATCGATGTTGGGGTTATTGATCGTGAACGATGAGTTCATCTGTCCACTTGTCGGCATCTGGTAGTATTGGAACACACCTTCAGACAATGTGTATCCACCTTCCAGTTGAGTTGGGTTACCGTTGTAGCTCAACACAATCGGCTCCATGTTGAGGTAGGTGTTCCCGAACGATCCGCCGAACGGAGAACGGGGATAGATCGTCAGCGAGTTGCCGGGACCGAAGTTGGTTCCGTTGTAGATCAGATTGCCAGAGAACTTGGCAGAGTACGGACGGTTCGGAGTGTATCCGATCTCTCTGGCTCTGGACACGCCATTCTTTCTGATCTCTGTCGTATCGAGAAACCGATTGTTGGCGATGTTGGCGACGTTGAAGTTTATGTTCATAGCGACATACGCCATGGTGTCGATGAAGTAACTGAGGTTAGCAGATCGGAAATCGAATTGTCCTGCATACGGACTGTTGGCAGTCAGGTACAGTATGATTTGTTCCCGGACATCTTCAAATTTCAGGCAGTTCAAACTAAAGAGCATTGTGGTTCTCCTTCTTCGGGAAGTACATCATCTTAAATCCTTTGACCCATCCAGTAGAGGTATATGACTCCAACTCTTCTTGGGTGCATTTTCTATTTTCTTTCGTATCGTGGTTCATGACCCAACACATACCAAACTGCGAATTCTTATCTCCAGCATAATCCCCTTTATTCTTTGCTGTCCGTGGCTTGTGGGGTTTATGTTTTCTCCCGGTTCGCTGTTCAGACATGACTCGACGATCTTCTTCAGCGAATATTCTGGGGTTGCTTCTGATCGACCGGCTCATCTTTTCTTTACTTTCTTCACTATGCCTAATACCTTTCATGGGACTCGCTACACCAGTACGGGCTTTCGATAGTAATTCTCGTTTGATCGCAGCATATTCAGGAGTGTAGATCTCATCATACGTCTTACCCTTGTATTTAGATGGAGTTCCTTTGGGTCTACCTGTACTGTTATTGTTCGACATACTCCCATGCCCACCAATGGTGAGATTGTATGTGTCGGTACGAGCAACGAAGTCGGCATCTACTATGATTCGTTCCATCCCAAATGCTTCTTCTGGTGTGTCGTATTCAAATAGTATTTCTTTAGAGAAGTTATGCTTCCCATACTTCCGAATAGAACGCTTCAGCGCATCTCCAGACCCGATATAATTGTCTGGCGATCCATCTGTCTTGTGGACTCCGACATAGATCTTATGGTTCACTACGTTAGTTGTTCGATATACAGTGTATTTCATTTAAGATCAGCGAATTTTGTTGAACGCGACCTGTAAAGTCTGGGTTGTGTTGGAGAAGACAACTGAAAAGTTGATCGTAATGGTATATGTACTTAGGTCTTCTGTTGGAGTGACTATAACTCCGAGATCCGTTATCCGCTCTTCTGTATTTAGGATTCCTTGTTCGATGTCATACTGCATCATCTCGGCAGTGAAGTCATCGAGGGGCGCGAAGAGGTACTGATCTAGATTCAGACCGTATGTGACGTCCATCACCTTGCTTCCGAGTTCAGTGAGCAGCAGATTGAGGATTGATTCCTTTACCGCTTGCTCGTTCGTCAGGATGGGAATGTCCCCAGTCCCTAGAAGGTCGATTCCCTTCTTTGATATATCGTAGTAGTATATGTCGGCCATGGCGCATCCCCGTTGAGTTTCTTGTATTTATACAAGAAAAGGGACAGCCATTTCTGACTGTCCCTTTCGGTCGTGCTATGCGGATTGGATGTTAGTTGAAGTCGGCGAAGAATGCGTCGTCGTCATCTTCCCCGGCAGCAGCGGCAGGAGCGGCTGCTACAGGAACATCGGCGGGAGTTTCCGCAGGAGGAGCGGGTTCTTCGTCCAGTGTGAACGGAAGTTCCTCTTCAGCGGCTGCAGCGGGAGTTGCCTTTCCCTTGGGAGCAGGGGCAGCAGGAGCTGCTTCCTCTTCCTCACTGAAGAGGCTCGTAGTGGACGCCTCCTCACCGGTTTCTTCTTCGAAGCCGTTCAGCCCCAGAAGCCCACCGAGGACAGACAGAGTCTTCTCGTTGGTCGGGAACTTTGCTTCGTCGATGAACTCGGACAGAAGATGAGTTGCTTCCATGATCTTGTCGAGCTTTGCTTCGTCGCCACCAGCCACCTTCGACTGGTTGCTGAAGGAGGACTGGTCGTAGTTCGGAAACTTCGGCTTGTTCTCCTCGCCCTGCATGACCGTCTTCAGCTTGAAGTTCGCGCCTTCGAACAGGTCGTAAGGACGGAAGCACTTGAAGTCGTCGTCCTGAAGGTCAGCATCAGTCGGGAATTCGCGGGACTTGATCTTCTCGAAGATCTTCTTTCCGTACTTGTAGAGGAACACCTTCCCTTCTTCTTCAGGGTTGTTCGTGTTCTT